CACCAACTATACCGATTTACCCTCAAGCCGAGCAGCCGCTCGTTCACATGGCGGTGAAGCTCTTGGTCCGCTTGGCTAACTGCTCTTGCCATTACTTCCGCCGTGGTCGTCTAGTGAGTAGCTTGGCGTTACCGCCAGTTCGATGACTTGACTGTTGTTCTGGGACAATCAGCTTACCTTCGTTATTCATGTCACTTGCAGCCATCAGCAGGTGGGCAGGGTCAGGTTGCCACATGCCACCTGTGGCGGCTTCGAGTGTAGACGGGTCCATGTTTCCAGGAACTTTTGGCATTACCCTAACGTCGGCTTCTTTGTTGTCCCGGCAGCGGCGGCTGCACCTAGCATCGTAGTAGCTGTTACACTTGCTCTTTGCCTAGCTGCCGGTGTCTGCGATGGAGCAAATGCTGCCTGCGATGGAGGCGGTGCAGGCTGTGCTGGTGCAGCGGGTGGGGGCGGTAATGGGGATACAGTTGGCGGCGATAACAACGCTGGCGGCGGATTGCCGGAACCGGGTGGCGTGAAGGCTCGGGTGATGAAGCTCATGCTACCCTCCGAAGTGAGGCTAACAGACATTTGAAGCCCAACCTGAACATGTCCATCCGAGTCATACGCCATGTCATGTTATGTTCAGGGTTCAGGTCCCTGATATGCATGACCCCATATTCGTATTTGATCATTGGGCCTGTCTTATCCCGAAACAGTGTCATATACCCTCCATGTATCCACATGCTCAATGAAATCCTTAACTTCTGGACCAATTCGAACAAATCCGGCACCAAAGACCAACACGTCCATCGCAGCCTTTAAACTCTCACGTCGGATGATTCGTACCTGCCTGTAATACCGTTTCCATTCAGCCTTTGTCATGCTACCCTCCGATCCTCTTGGTCAGGATCAACAACATTGCCGTAGATGTTGTTCTTGCTGAATGGATCGTACTCTGACTGGACAAGAGGCTTCCCCGGACCATCACTTCCCGCTCCCTGATGTGCGGCAACAGGCATAGCGAACGTTAACGCTAGTGCGTCAGCAAGGTCCGGGGAATCTAAGCCCCGTCGCATCATGTCTTCCTTTTTCTCGAGTTGGATTTCATTCTTGATGGTGTAGGTGTACAGTGGCCCTACAAGCTGAGCCTTCAGGTCAGGGTCGTTTGGAATAGCTCCACCCTTGAGCCATCCTCGCATCAATCCCCACATTTCTGCTCGCTTATTGGCGTAACGCTCTCCCTCGACGCCTTGAGTGAATCCATATCCTTCAGCCTTTGACCCAAAGTTGATGTCGAACACAGCGATGTGTAACGCCCTAAGTTGGTCAACAACTCCGCCCCCAACGCCCCCGCCGTCAACAAAAATTCCGTCCACTCTGTATCTGTGGAAGGTTTCGGATACTTTTCCAGCCAACTCAACAGTGCTTGCGCCTCGAAGCCTAATTGGCGCAATGCTACGCGCATCTCGGCCCTTACGGAACCAAATGACACTCTCGTTCGAGCCGTATCGTGCAACGTCAACTCCTATGACCAGGGCATCTCTCGGATCGGAGCCCGCCTCGACCCTAGTCGCTGAGTCGACCATCTCGGACGAGATAAACTCCATCTCGCCAGTACGTGGGAAGACACCACGGACACGAATCCTAACGAAGTCCGAATCTTCACCGTAGGCTTCGATCCACGACTGGATTTGCTCCTTATTGGTGAGCGAGACTTCACGTGAATCGATCTGGCTTGACTTCCAGGCTTTGGAGTGCCTTTGACCAGGAAAGCACTCACGGAACCTTCCGGTGTTGCGAGTCGGATTTCCAAATACGCACCATATGATTTCAGTATTAGCATCGGTGAGAGCGCCTTCGGTAGTCTCCCATATAACGTCCGGAATGGCCGACGCCTCGTCAAATACGACAAGTATCCGCCTCTCCTTATTGTGTAGCCCGGCGAACGCCTCTGTATTCCTCTCAGACCACGGAACCATGTCAATCCGCCATGTACGTTCATGGGCTGAGTCCTTTGCAAACAGGGCAGTAGCCGTAAGGCTGAAGAAATCCTTGGCGAGGAACATGTGGAACCATTTGCCAAGTTCCGCCCATGTCTTGGTCTTCAGCTGCGTCTCTGTGTTTGCCGTAACGACTCCACGTGTGTCAGGCTTCGTCGAGATGGCCCAGAGGATGATCCAAGCAACAAGTGCGGTCTTGCCAATACCATGCCCTGATGCGGTGGCAAGTTGGATGGCCTTGTTGATGTCAATAAGGCCGACCTTAATAAGGTCGAGGATGTTCTTCTGCCAGGGCTCGGGCCCATCAGGGAAGTCCTTCAATCTGCCGTTAGGATCACCCCACGGGAATGCTCCCATGACGAAGGCGTAAGGATCATGGGTAACAGAAGCCAACCACTCGAGTAGCTGTGGGTTCATTTCTCATCCTTTGGATTAAGCTCTTTGACCGTCTTGCCCACAGCTGCACCGGCCAAGATGCCTGCAAGGACATCGCTCATGTGCATAGAACCCGGATCGAACTTGGCGCTAGGATGACGAACAATAGATGGGTCAGTCACCACAACTTGGTTCTGTGTTCTCCCGCCACTGCCGATGTCCAAGATGTTTCTAATTACCACTAAATCATGGCCTCTGTCTCTGGCTTCCTCTATAATATGATGCATATGCTCCGAGTCATACCCCTTACCCTTAAGGTCGATGACAGCAGGATTCTTTGGCGCAGCTACATATTTATGTATAGAACCGCCAGTATGGGCATATGCTTTAGCTACCTTTGGGTCCTCAGCGAAGAATTGACCACGTTCGTAATCCTTCTTACTCGGATCGGGCAGCTGCCTTCGTAGCTCCGGCGAACCGCCACCTTTGTAGAATGGGTACTGAGGATTGAAGCCTTGCTCTTTGGCTCCAGGCGGAAGCTCAACTGCTGGAGCGTACTTGTTCTGAATTGCATTCCAATCGAGGGGCTCTATCTTGCCAGTTTTCGGGTAACTACTTGGTGTTGACACTGACGGCTTAGACGCTAGCGATTGACCAACTGGCACTGTGCCTGTCTTAGCCACCTTAGCCTGATCTGCCTCAGTCCATGGCTTCTGTTCAGTAAAACCCGGGTCGGCTCCTAGCCTCTGTTGTGCTGACTTAGCCAGCGTTGGCTTGGCCCCTGTGGTCCACTTACTGATGTACTCCTTGCTGATATTGTAGATGTTTCTCGCAGCCTTGCCGGCAATGTCGCTCGATGCCCCACCCCTCGACATCATGCCGCCACCTTCCATCTCTGCACCGAAGGTCGGCAGGACTCCCTTCTTCTCCATCATCGCTAGTTGCATATTACCCAACTCATTCGATGGCCCATCTGGATACAACGCATCCGCTGCTGATCCCGGTACCCTTGGCATGTCACTGAGGTACCCTTCCGGCTCTAGACAGTAAAGGTGCCGTTATAGGCCCACTCATGCGAATATCAGGTGCCTCTACGCTCGGATGGATAACATTGGCTGGCACGAAGCCAGGGCCAGTGTCCGCAATGGGTGCTCTTTGCTTAGGTTCACCTGCGTCTTCAGGAATACCCTCGTGTCTGGCCTTAGACTTAGCTGTCCGCTCGGCAAACGAGCCTGGAGCCCTCTCTGGCATTGCACCAGCGTACTTGTCATTCCAGCTTCCAGTGAAATTGGCTGACGTTACGTTGTCCACCGACCCATATTTCGCCTTCATCGCTGGCGTCATGTTGCGCCAAATAGCTTCTTTAGCCACGGAGTCATTTGGGTAATACCGACGGACATTTCGCCAGGCAACTCCTTCAGGATTAGCCATATGAGCCGCATAACCGGCGGGACCTTGCTGATGGACCATATAAGTGTCGATTGCCGTGGGCTCACGGTTGTACTTCTGCTTAAATGTCAGCCTCTCTTGTGCCAACTTGTTAGTCCCCGCCATTAGGTTCTGTTCCGGGTCAGTCCTGGAGCCAGTTCCACCAAATTTCGTGAATTCCCCTGTATCCAGCTGGAGTAGACCAACATAATGCTCTTTCTTCCCCGTTACCTGGTTCGGGTCGCCTCCAGACTCAAGCTGTACCATCCTCTTTACCATCTTCGGGTCAAGTCCAGTCCGCTTAGCATGTTTCTCGATCAGTTCATCGATAGTTGGCATTACTGCGCTTCAACTATACTGTGGGAGTTCCCGTAAGGGTCAGTGAACTCCTTTGTCTTTGGGTCTTGACTCCAGCCGAGCTTTTTGAGCAGCTTATTAAATCCAGTAGTGTTCATACTGCCCTCGGCGACCTGACTAAGCCCATCTTTGATCTGATCCCTATGGGCCTGAATCTGCGCTGATACCTCTTGAGTCATCTGTTGGCTAACTGGAGCCATAGGTACTCCACCAACGGCTCCCATTGGCCCTCCACGAGCAGCAAGGCCGAAGCCTGCGGCCTTCTCCATCTCAGCCATAGATGTCTCAGGTTGGCCTCGACGTTGGTAGTCCATAGCCACCTGCTGACCACGTTTGCGCATCTTGCCGGTGGACCAGCCTTGAGCCGGATAGTCGAATTGGCCATTCCTGTTGATTGCCACTAAGCTCTCCTAAAGAAAGTGCCCCGGGTTGGCCGGGGCAAGTTGGGACGAGCTTCAGAGAACGGGATGACCTGAGCTTCGATCTGAGGGGTGTCGGGTCTGGCTACGCCGAGGCTTCCCGAAGACTTAGCCCTCTGAGTCCTGTCCAGGGCCTTATCGAGCATTGCCGCAAAGTCGACGGAGATGTTAGTCTGGATGCTCCGCTTCGACAGCCCAACTCTGTCAGCAGCATCTCGGGTAATGCTGAGCAGTTCCCGGATGCTCAGTTCATCATTTTCGTCATCATCTAGTTTATCAGCAATCTTCCGCTCGGCCTTCATGCCGTTAGACAGGATGAGTGCATTGTAGGCCGCTATTGAGTCCCTGGTCTCTTCATCCCTTACTTTGCCGTATTGGGCGACGAGTTCCTTGAAGATGGGGTTGTTGTAATGGACGGAAACTCGGGTGATCGAATACCCCATCTCCGCGGCAACCTGGGAGACCCGTAAGCCCATCGCAAAGAGTCGGGCCATTTGATGATGGGAGTCACGATAACGCTTGATGGGCGGATCACGCCCTTGCCGGAACTGGGAGAGGTCATGGGGAGTCAACTCACGAACATGCGTGATAGCCGGCCGAACCTGGGGGCGTCCTGGGCCGGGCATGGGGAGTCCCACTTTGATCTGAGCATTATACACCATCTTGGACGTAATGTCAACCCTAAATTCTGGGGCGTAAACACTTCGCGGAGCGGGAATCTTCTCTGTGGAACTTCGCGGGGGATTCTTAGGTATGGGTCACTGATTTGAGAGAAAATTTGCGAGGGGGCTCTGGCTGGCTGGCGGCCGTCGACTTTGGGCCCCGCCCCGGCCGACCAAGCCATCCCGATTTGCGGTAACGCCATCGTGATCGAAGTTCACGTCCTCGTGATCGGTTTCACGTTTCGTTCACGTTGACAGCGATTTGGCAAGGGTGCTATG